TAGATTTGATCCTGGGTCACCTGCGCCAAATATTCTACTTAGTCCAAAACGAGAATAATTAGATTTAATAACATCACCAACTCTCATTCTAACAACTGGTGTTGCACCTAAAACCTGACTAAATGGTTGCTTGAAAACTGCAGCTAAAGCGCTTGATGCTAGAGGGTTATCAAAAGGTACATTACTTTTTGTAATAGTATCACCGTCTGTATATTGTGGATATAGTAGAGTAACTAGTTTATTGATTTTATACCACATTTCATCAAAGTCTTCTGGGTTTGTTGCAACAATAGAAAATGAAACTGAAACAGTTCTGTTAGTTTTGCTATATGTTTTGACTGAGTCTAATCTCCCATAACCCGTTGCGTCATTATAACTTGTTTGTATACTATCACCTAAATTAGTTAAAAAAGCATGAAATGAAATAATCTCATTAGTTCTCAAGTCTGTAATGTAAAAAGGAACATATTCCCCTTCTAATCTATTTTCTATCTCTCTAACAACTTCTGAAGGAATTCTATTATAACTTCCATGCAGACCTACACCGGTGTAAGTCTTTCCTGCCAAACCACTACCTAGCATACCTCTAGCAGGATTTGTTCCTTTGTTTATAGTGTTCATGTCCATTGTTGCGCCAACAACATTAAGAGGTAGTAAATAAGCAGCAGGCATATTACGATCAGAAAATGATAAATTAGTTTTATTCATTTTTCCTGATCTAGACTTCATAACACGCGTAGCAGGAATAGAAGGCAAATTGTCAACATCCCTTAATCTTTTTTGTTTATCTTCAGAAGTTTTACTATTTTGAGAAGTTAAATGTACATCACCGATTGTAGCAAGAGTATTCATAAATCTTAACAAGGCATTGTTTTTAATAGCGTCAATAAATCTCATTCCTGAATCTAATCCGGATTTTTGTCCTGCATTAAAAACAGTTGACATTACTCCATTTGAACGTTTAAGTATACTCATGAAGACTGTAACCCAGTAATGAGGCTCGTCAATTAAAAACTTGCTAGTATTTAAAATTTTATTTTCAGAAGGATTTGAATTAAAGCTTCCTGACTCAGATGAAAAGATTACTTTAATTCCAATATCTACACAATCAAAATAACTGTGATTTGTTTTGATAAATAATTTTTTCTTTATAAAATCTGTACTTTGGATAATGTCCGGTCTGAATTTACCTTTTACCTTTATTTCTGTACGATCGATTGTGTTTTCTAATAACGCATTACCCTTAAGGTTTCTTTGTTTAATTCCAAAATTTTCTAATTTTTCTAAAACAATTTGTAAAGACTTCTTAACAGCTATAAAACTTATCGCTGCTTGTTTTCTTAACACATCGTAACCTTCACCATAATAATTTATTTCTGGATTATTTAATACACCAAATTTTTCAGATATCTTTTCTGTACCTAATTCACCCTTACCTGAACGTGCTGAATTTCCTTCATTATCAGCAGGAAAACCGTATGCATTGCGTGCTTCAACAGCTTCACTTTTAACTTTACTAATTCCTGTCTTTCTTATAAAACTATTTGCTAGTTCAAAATTATTAGGATCAGCACTATTAGGTATATTGTCACTTAAATCCCAGCCACCTGCTTTTAATAGTAATGATTTACCTATATCTTTTAATTTATCAATATTAGTAATAAACTTAGATCGATCATAATCACCAAAATCATTTTGTAACTGCATAGTTCCTTGATCATTAATTCCTGATTCAAAGTCTAAAGTTGATGTGCTATTAGGTTTAAAAACTTTTGCTTTCGCAGTAGGACTAAATCTATTATTTTTAACTAACAAATTTTGTGATGCTTGAACGATTGCGTTTTTCTCACCAGCTGGATTAATAACGACTGTATTACTTTTATTTAAATCTTGACCTTCTATTTCTGTTAGTATCTTATTTTTAGATGGATCAATACCTATCTTATCAACTATATTATTTAAATCTTCTCCAAAATAACCACTATTTGAATATTCATTCATTTTTGATGCTTCATGAGTTCCTTGCATAACATGCGGATTATCTGTTGATGCATCAGGTTGGGATTGAGGATGATTACCTCTCTTTGCAGACACACTTTGAAAATTTCCTTGTTTGATTTGTTGATTATTTTTTGACGTTATAAAATTAACATAATCACCCAAGTATCCTTTTGCTGATTCGTTTAAGTCTAATAAGCTTTCTCCAGTAACAATATCGATACCTAAATCGTCACCTTCTTTTATTTCAGATTCTGCATTATTTAATGCAAAGCTTATTTGATCTCCAGGAATTCCTTTAACATTTTGTAAAAAATCTTTAAGAGTTTTTCGAGTCGTCATTTTCTATTCCTTTTTGTAAAATTTTGTCTGCGTAATCTGAAACTACTTTGTTTTGAGGCTCATCAAATTCACTTAAACTTTGATATAAATTATTTATAAAACTATAGATTTGCATTATAGAATTAAAGTCTAAATCTTCTTCTTTTATTCCATATTCTTCCAGTGATAATTCTTTATATAATTCTCTTTTAATTTTTTCTTCTTTCATTAAGGAGCTCCTCCTAACATATTACCTACACCACTAGCGCCATAAGTAAGTCCTACAGCTTCATCAGACTTCAAACCCGCTTTAACAACTTTTAAGTGCGCAGCTCCAGATGCATTTCCTATTGTTGTACCTATGCCTTCTGCAGATGATTGTTGTACCTGTGTACTAGCATTAGCTTGCGCAATTCCTATTGCTTCTGCATTAGCGATTTGAGCTTCGCTAATTTTGCTTGACTTATTATTAGCTTCATTAATTTTTTTGTTAAATGATTCAATTAGCGCTTGAGCGTCTTTAGCACCATTTGCAATCATTTCAATAAGTTCTGAAGATATTTCCTTTTGTTTACGAGCTGCAAAAGATCCAAAAGATTGTATAAGTGTATTAACATTTTTATTAGCTTCAACAACTTGTGCAGAAAATTCACCTCCTAATCCAAAAGCTTTTGATTTAGCAATTGCTGTTTCTAAGTCTACACCTTGACTTATTAAGTCTGAAATATTATCTTTCATCCTGTCAATGGCTTCATTTTGATCCATTTCTTCGGAAGCAGCTTGTAAGTCCTCGATTGAGGTTATTTCTCTATCAAAATCTAAAAGTCGCGATGTTTCTTCGATTCCTAATCCTATTTGTTGTGATAATAGTTTCTGTTGTGCCAAATTCATATCTTCAAAAGCAACGCCCTGTTCTTCAAATTGCTCTCTTATTCTCATTAAAAAAGCTTCTTGGTCAGTATTTGCTAAAGTCATCATTTCCATAGCATCCATGTGTACACCGAATGCCGCAGTTAAATTACCAATTGATTGTGCTGCTCCATCAAAATTGGTAAACTTATTAATCATTTGACCTAAACCTTCAACGCTTACACCCATCTGAAGGAGATTAGTACTTATTCTAATAGCTTCTTCATCAGTAACGTTTCCAAAGGTTCGAACGTCTGTTTTCATTTTAGCAAAACCATCAGCTATAACTTTAGATGAAATTCCTGTTGATTTTTCAGCTGCCATTGTCAACTTAACAATATTATCAAAAGTTTCCATCGAAGCTTCACCTGTTGTATCGATAGAACGCGTTATTATCTTTGTCATTTGATCAGCATTCAACCCTAAACCTTCTTGTACTACAAATAATTCTTGTGAAAAGTTTTTAAACTGAGAAGTTATTTGTTGACCGTATGTATCACCAGTTGATGTGACAATTCGTGCAAATGTTTCAAATGCTTTTTTAGGATCTTCAACCATTGCCATTACTTGATTTGTCTGATTCGCTAAATTATTTAATTTTTCATTAGACGTTAATTCAATATCCCGCATTAAATAACGATTTTCTTCACTATTTAACTCTTTATTAGTTTTAAGAAAATCTTTTGCAAATGTTTGATAAGCTTCTGATAAATCTTGTGACAAACCTATTGTAGATTCTTTTGTTACATCTTTAAGACCACCTAGACTTTTCTGAACAGAATCAAAAAATTCTAAATGAGGCTGTGTAACTTCTGCAGTCATATCTGCAAATGCAACTGCTCCTGCATATAAATCATTAAAACCTCGACCAAACGTTTCTATAATTTCTTGAGTAGTCACTCCTAATTTCTTAAATAACTCATCTTTGTCATCTATGTCTTGCCCAGCCATTACTAATTTAACAATACTGCCTGTTTTAGCTGCATTATTAAGTGCCTCAGTAGTGCTTTTATTTGCGTCTGTGTTTTCTTGAATTGCACCATTGTTTTCTTTAATTGCATTGGTATTACTGTCATCTTTATCAGGAAGCATTCTTTCAAACCAGCTACCTTGTATTGGATCAGTATAATTATCAAAAGCACTACGTATAGCACTATTCAATGCGTCTTGCGAAGTTATAGTATTTAAAAAAGGATCTGGAGCCATAAAAGAAATTCCTTGTGCTTATTAAACTCATATAATACAAATAATTATCACAAGAAAGATTTTTAAATCAATAAATTAAAAATGACTAGTTTTCTTAGAATTAAATTCTTCTATTCTTTGATTATGTAGTCTAGTTTCTTCATTTAAATTTTTTATAAATCTATCTATATACCATTCTCTATATCTTATTGGCATCACCCTAATGTCAGTATAAGATATATGTAAGTGTTTCATAAGTAAATATGAGTGTTCAAGAAAGATCTTACGTACGTTTTCAGGCCGGCCAAAAAAAATTTCTTCCTATAGGAAGTAAGATTTCAGATTCTTCGGAACAATGTTTACATTTATAATTTATTTCTGTTTTTAATCTTGGTTCCTTGTCAGATATAAATTTTCTTAAACTTCTAGAATCATATGCCGGCATAATATCTATAAACTTTTTAATTTTATCTCTATCGGTTACGTCATCAATTTTCATTATTCTTTTAAATAGTTTAAAAGTAATACTTCCTACACTATTCTCGCCTAAAAGTTTTTGTGTATTTTCGTAATCTTTTGAAATATTTTCTTCTTCTTTATTATTTAAAAATTTAAAGTACACAGTTTTTTTAGAAACAGGAAGTTTGAAACTAAAAACTCCATCTGCAACGCTTAAAGAAGAATCTAGTGGAATAATTTCTAATTCACTTAAATCAAAAATATTTTCTGAAACTTTAGTACATTTTGGGCATGTAACATTAGCGCTATAATCTGAACCATAACCCGTAATTCTTATTGATATCAGTAGTGCATTTCTGTCACCTAGTAATAATTCACTAACATCTTTTAGAGGTGCTCCTGTACAAGAAGCAATTAAATGTTCTATAGTTGTTCCTTCTTTTGAATAAGCACGTGAAGACAAAATATCTTCTTCTTTAGCAGTCATTGCTTTAACTTTAATTGATGCCTTATTATAAAAAAAAGAATCAGGAGAGTATAAAACACCTCCTGATGGTAAAGGGACAGATTCAACAGGAATTTCCCAGCCTAATATACTTTCATTAATATCATTAATAGGTTTATAAGATCCATCTGGAATTTGAGACATTACAACTACTCCGTTTATTATAGTAATTATAATGTCCCAAAAATTCTATGTAAAATTTAGAATTGCAAAATACAATTATCTAATTCTATTGATAGATTGATTTCGTGAGGTGTACCATCGTCATCATAACTTAATTGATTAAAATCAACACCTGTCAAAAATGCTCCTTTGATATCCCATAATTCAACAACTGTTCCTACAGGATCTAGGATTTTAATTTGAATATCACGCTTATAAAAATCAGCATAACCTGCACGTCCACTTACTGATTCATGATGAGTTCTAATCCATTCCATAACTTGTTGCGCGCCAGATGGTGCGATAGGATCATAAAGTGTAACGTTTATTGAACTCCATGTTCCTCTACCACCAGCAATTCGACGATAACTGTTTATGTACTTAAATTCTTTAGTAGAAATACTCCACTTAGGACGTCCTGATGTTTTAACCAAGAATGCGTCAATTCCTTCGATTGCCAAGACAAATCTATTTTGTCTTTTAGGTTCGAATTTGTTTGGAAGCATATCAGCAACTGAAAGTGTTTCTGCCATTTTTTTCTCCTATAATATTATATATATGTCTTTTTAAATGTTTGCGCCGGCATTTGTAACAACAAAATCAAGTGCAATAAACTCAACAGTACGTGTAGGTTGTAAATATATCTTACCTCTAATTGTATTATTTTCAACATCTGCCTGTGTAGTTGTTGTGGTATCAATAATAACTTTATAACGATCAACCCCACCCTGTTCTTGAACTCTTTGCATAATTGGATTAACCAAAGCATTAAACTTATCTAATGTTTCTTGACGATTAGGTTCAAACAACAAAGAATTTGCAACTTTTCTAACTGATCTTCTAACAGATATCAAAAGTCTTCTTACATTAATTCTATCTAAAGCAGAAGCACTAGCTAAAAGAGTTTTTTGTCCATAAACAACAATTCCAGTCCCAGGAAATGATGTGAGAGGATTAATGTCAACATCATATAGGTCATCCAAGTTTTTACGTGAAAGACGTACGTCGACAGTTTCTACAGCGTCTAATGCACCTCTTGTAAAACCTGCAGGAGCAAACCAAGGATGAGCAATTGCATCATTCAATGAAAAAGCACCAAGTACTGCAACTGTAGCAGGTACGTTAACTAATTGATCTAAATTAGGATCTCTAATAACAACATCAGGAAAATATGCTGCAGCAAATGAACTATCCAATCCACGACTCTTAAAAGCTTGAACTGTATTTTTTACATTAACCAAATCGCTAGATCCTGTCATGATGACATTATCATTATTGTACTTTTCAACGTCCATAAGATATAATGCATCAAATCTATTTTCTACAGCTGTTATTGCATAATCAGTAATAGCTGGAACTCTCATTCCTGGAGTTGCTAATAATTTAATATCAACTTCTGATTTAACACCCATAATATCGATTGCTTTTCTATAAGCAGCCGTGGTAGCACCATTAACACCACCCTGATCGGAAGAATTATCTATCTCTCTTCTCACAGCATTGTTTGTTAATTTATCCTTGTCTGAATTAAGAACGTTAGTACCATCAAATCCACCTTGTAAGAAGAATGAAAATTTAGCATATCTTCTATTACCTGGTACTTCTAAGTCTGATGGACGGAAAGCACGTGTTTTGTTTGTATCATTTGTTGTAATGTTTCCATCTCTTACATAGGAAGCACTTAACCAATAATCAACATCTGCGTCTAAGTTTGCTCCATTTGTTCCTGCTGAACCTGTTCGAACCTGAATATTCTCTAAACTAAACAGATTGTTACAAATTGTATCTGAAGCTTCAGCAAAGTTTCTGCCATCAGTTCGATGTGTTGGGAAGAATTTAACATAAGAATCAAAGCTTTCATTAAAAACAGAAGGTAAATTAGGTTCTGTAACTGATGATGCATTATTAAATTGCATTCCCCAGTACAAGTTATTAGCAACACGTTTTGTATCTCCTGTTCCTAAAGCAACAGTTTGACGATATGGAATAGGAGGATTAATTACTGCTCTATGAGGATCAGTTGCATTATAAACATCAGCCGAATAAGGATTAGCAAGAATTGATCCGGATGAAACTACTTGAAGAGGACCTCTAAATCCACAAGGAATAGAAGTTTTATCAATAACACCATTATTAACATTATCTGTAATTTCAACTCTAATATAATTTGATTTAACAGGATGATTACCGGTAACATTGATTTTTTGTGATAGAGCATCTTTATCAAATTCAAAGTATGTATTCATATCACCTATAGCACGTCCTATATAACGATCAGAATCTGGGTTTAAGTTAATACCTCTAAAAGATTCTAAAACTACTTTCTTTTCATCAGAATCATAAAAGTCTCTAACAATAAGATCAAAAGTAGGATAAGATGATGCATTAATTCTTGTAATGTTTTCAATTGATATTTTAAACTTTGTATTAGTAGCTGCACCTGCTGACAATGCATGAATTCTAAACAAGTTTTGATTTGGAGATTGTGATATTACATAAGGAGAAACTGCTGTTTTAAATCTGTCTCTAAAATCTTCATAAAGTGGAACTACAGAACTAGGTGTAGAAGCTGATCGATCTAAAGAAGACGTTAATAAAAACCCTATGTCTTCGTATCCTGATCCTACAGGACTAACATAGGATGATTTAATAACACCTGAACCAGTAATTGCAGCGTAGTTAGGAGCAACATCATAATATGAATAAAGCAAATGACCTGCTTCTTCAATCTTATATGGATCAGTATTGAATTTATTTGCAAAATAATTTGGAGATGTAGATGTAAAAGATGCTGTAATAACGTTAGGATACGCTGCAGTATTTTTATGACCGTTTAGTAACATTACAAAGTTACCATTAGATAAATTAACTGACCCAGTTAGTGATCCTTTACGACCTATTAAGTCTCCTGAACTAGCAATTGCTGTCTGTGAAGATGAAGGTTGACCTGATCTACCATCTCCACCGCTTAAGTGAAGAATAACACCACTTGGTGCTAATAAAACACCTCTAAGAATTGCTGACCCTGTTGAATTTGTTTGAATTCCTGCGGAGCTAAATACTGTACTTCCTGCAGATTCTGACATAAAACAACCTAAGAAGTAAGATCTCCCTTTGATCTGAGGTTGACCCGCAGCGCTGTAAGCATATGGATTACCACCTATTATACCTGAATTTTGAACTAGTTCATCACCAACAAAAAATCCAGCTCTATTAACAACACCTGATGAAGCTTTTTGTTTACCATCACCAACACCTAAAACTCTTATAAAAGTACATGATTGTGCATTTTTTAACCATTGACTTACTGCAATTGGTCCAAACTTTTCTCCATCTGAAGCTCCAAATATATTTTGAAACTCTGAAAAGTTTGAAACAGTAACAGGGACAAAAGCCGGTCCTTCGTTTGAAGTTCCTATGACTCCTGCGGGAATACCTACAGGAGCAGTTTGTGTAGGAAATGAAAGATCGATTTCACGACTACTTACACCCGCACTTTTAAAAACTAATTCTGCCATTTGTTATATCTCCATTTATTCTTTAATTATCATCTTACTCAAAACTTACGCCTGAATTTGTTATAATAAAGTCAACAGCTATAAATTCTACAGCTCTAGTTGGTACCAAAACAATTCTTCCGTTTAATTTATTTTGTTCAGCATCTTGTGCTGTGTTATTTGACGCATCCATTACAACTCTAAATGAATCGATACCTTGTTGACTTTGTATTGACGAAAGCAAAGGATTTACTTGTGATATGAATCTATTTCTTGTTGCTTGATTATTTTGTTCAAAAACAATTTCATTAGCAACATTTTCCACAATTCTTCTTACTTCCAAAAGCATTCTTCTTACATTCACGCGATCCAAAGAAGACTTAGCAAACTGTAATGTTTTTTGACCAAAAATAACAAATCCACTATTTGGAAAGCTTGCAATAGGATTAATTCTTGCTTCATATAAAGTATCGCGATCTGCAGCTGTCAGTCTAGCTTGAGTATTTTTAACAAAATCTAAAGATCCTCTATTAAATCCTGCAGGTGCAAACCAAGGATATGAAACAGAATCGTTATAACCTAATGCACCTAATGCAGCAATAGAAGCCGGTACAACAACCATTCTTCCTGTATTAGGATCTTGTATTGTTACATTTGGAAAATATGCAGCAGCAAATGAACTATCTAATCCTCGTGTATCAAATCTTTCTGATGTTTCTCTAACACTTGGAATTGTACTTTCACCATCAAAGAGACGCGTAGGATTATCATCCCAGTTTTCAATATCAACAATTGCCAATGCTTTTCCATAATCTTCAATTTTCTCAACCAAATGATCTGTTATAAATGAATCACGTTGGCCAGGGATAGCAACAATATTAACATTTGAATTCATAGGAT